TGCATCGTTGTGGGATTTTCTGGGGAAATTATGAACTTGTGCTCCGTAGGACGATGCGCGTCCAGTTGCCGAACCACCATTGAATACAAAAGCTCCTCTAACCCTGCAATCGTCCTCATCTGCAAGGCTTGCAAGTCGATTAAACTTTGCCACTGACGACGACCATAGATCATCCGCGCATTGAATGACTTCAGCGACATCGTGTGGGACTTCCGACTCGTTCTCGTCCGCGAGCGCCAAGAGATTCGCCCGGACGGTTTTATCAAGCGAAAACTTTTCTTCCCCATCTTCCGCCACCTTCATAAAACCTCGGGCGGTTGGTCCGACGCGGACGCGCACCCATTCTTTCATCTTGGGCGACCGCACCGAGGTGATCTCGCCTTTGGTCACTTCCTTGACGATCTGCTGTATCTCGACCACTTCGGCTTCGGCGTATTTGACCGCCGCTTCCGCCAGCGGTTTGTCCAGCAGCACGCCGCGGTCGTTGACGCGCTCGTTGACATGGTAGTCTAACAGCTCCTCGGCGGTCAACGGGCGCAGCATCTTGCTGATTGCGCGCATGGTCCAGACGTCCTGCTCGCAATAGGCGATCATCTCTTTCAGTAGATCAGGGTCGTTGTTAAATGTTCCGTCGGCGCGGGGCACGCAGAGCTTCTTGATAAGGGCTTTGCCTTTGTGGTCTTTGCGCATGTTGGACGAAGTGAACCGTCCAATATCTTCGAGCGAACGCGGGGCGCAGTTAGCCGCCGCTTGCACCGCAGTGCAGTAGAACTGGACCAGACGATAGTCCAATTTGAGAACATCGCGGCAAATAAGCCTCTCAAACGCCGCATTATGCGCATAGATCATTCCTGTGTGGTTGCGGACGCGGGCAGGGAACTTGTCGTCGCCGTCCCATGTGGTGACGTCCTCGTCATCAAAGGCGTAGGACATACAAAGCACGGTGGTGCTGGGATGACGGGCGTAATTGTAAGCGCCTTTGGCTAAAAGGTCACAGCGGCTTCTTGTCTCGAAGTCCAGATAGAGGATGCTCATTATTTACCCTTTGTTGCATGGATACGTTTGCCTGTAATTTTATTTTAGGGTTAGGCCAAGTCCAACACTCTCCAGTGTCGTCCTGAAAACAAACCCATAGCAAATGGTGTTCTTGACCGTAGTCAATCACAAAGTGCGCTTTCGCGGAACCCTTTGGGGTGTCCATCGGTATCGTCGGTGTCAGTTGGGTTATCATCTTTGCCCTCTAATACAGATACTATCATCGACAACAAGTTTACGTCGAAACGCAACTGTTCGATCTCGTCGGCGGCGTCTTGGATAACAGGGTCAAGCCGGTAACGCTGGCGAAGCGTGTCTAGAATGTCTGTCATGTCATGTCCTAACTGCTACTATTATATACGTTAATGGATATTTTTGGGTGTAACTGCTAGCGGGCTAGCAGTTAGTCGGGGGCAGGGTGTCGATTTGGCTTTCAACTAAACAGGGTAGAAAACCACAAAAGCCCCTGCGTCGGCATCCTCGAACGGTGGTTTAACCACCCTGCCCCCTAGCTGTTAGCCGCGGTTGCGGCGGCGTGCTGGCGCCTTAGTCTCTTCAGGCTCTGGCGCGGCCTCTGGCGCGTCGGTAGTGCCGTCCATGGTAGCCCAACCAACCACAGTCATGACCGGCGTGAAGATTTTGCCGTACTGCTTGTGCTGGTAGGTCTCTTTACCCAATGTCACCAAGGCGACGGGCTTTGACGGGTCGGCTTCGAGCTGGTCGGCGATAGCGTTGGCGATCTTCTGGATCGCGTTGCGCCCACCCACCGAGGTTGCGGTGTAGCGCACCGCCAGCCCGGCGTCTTCGCCGCTGGTAGCCTGCAAGCTCATGCCGAGCTGCGTTTCCCAGCCTTTGCGCGCGCCCGACGGGGCAGGCTCAAGCTCTGGCAGCGGTTGCGATACCGATACCATCTTCTCGCCCAGCACCACGCCCTCGCCCCATGCGATGTAGCCGTGCAAGAACTCGCTTGGGTTGATCGCCCAGACGGTCTCGGGGTCGATGTCGGTGCTGTCAGCCCCGAACACCCAGTATCCCGTCTTGTCCATCTTCAGGATCGTCGTGCCCGACGCAACCGAATTAGTCTGCAATGAGCGCAGACCTTGGATGGTCGAAGCTGTTGGCAGTTTTGCGTCGGCAAATACAGTGAGAGATGTCATTTGATAGTGTCCTTTACAGTTTTGAAAGAGCTGTTACCAGCCGTGTTTGTGCAGTGATCACCGAGGGCCGCTTGTCGCTGTCCTTGGCTAAGGTTAGGCCGCCTTCCTTCTTACTAAGGAACTCTTCGGCAAGCGCAACGCCCTGTTTCTCTAACAGTTTGGTGGCTTGCGTCGGGGTAATAATCTTAGTTGTCAGGTATTCGGTTTCTTCAAGGTGGCGAGACAGATACTCTTCAGCGTCGGCCTCGTCAGCCCATTTCTTGGTGGCGCGCTTCTCGACCAGTTTCCAGCCTTCCACGTTGCCACCGCTCTTGATGATCGTCTCCGCAAGCTCTTGCAGTGACTTCACCCAACCATCGAGGTATTCAGCGTCCTCGAGGTATTTCGCAATCTGCGCCTTGTCCAGCGCGTCAATCTTTGCCTTCATGGCGCGGTCGGCTGCGCCGGTCATTAGCGGGCACACGGGCTTGGCCGCGCACCACTTGCACCAATCGCCCCGACAAAACTCGGCGTCGGGCCGCTTGGCCTTCTTTACGGCGGCGATCAGGTCGCGCTCGAACAGTTGCACCCGCTTGGGCGATGTTTCCCACGTCGAGACGCCAAAGCGCGGTTGCACGATCACCATCATAATGTGCGTGACGCCTTCGAACACCCATTCAACCTTGGGCGTGCGCATGGCGGCGGCGGCGTAGAACAGAAGTTGCGGGTTCTCTTCCGCTTCGACGTAAACGCCGTCGCCGAACTTGAAGTCGATCACATAGGCGCAGTTACCAATGCGCCCGAGGAAGTCGGTCGACCCGAACACGCCCTCCAGCTCTGGTTCGCCGTTAAACGATACCAGCGTCTCGACGGCGTATTCCATGCGGTCGGTCGGGTCCAGCTCGTCAATGGCCTTAATCGCGGGCAAGAACTTGCGCCCGTATAAGTCTTCGTCGAGCGTGACGCCGCTGTGCTCAAACCCGATATAGGTTTCGGGCTTGAACCCCTTCTCCCAATAGTCGGCAATAGCCGCGTGCAGCATAGTGCCTTCGTTGGCATAATCAGAACTGCCTTTCGGCGGCACTTTGTTTACAAGGTTAACACTAGCGGGGCAGTTGATGACGCGCTTGGCGGTCGATCCGCCGACAATGTTACTGTGCTGCATTGGGTGGTGTCCTTTACTGTTTCTGATCGACCCTTAGATGATGTCGAGCATCACCGCAACAAAAATCAAACAAGCGGCCTCTATCATTAACATGTGCATCAGTCTTTACCTTCCAGTTGCGCCAGCTCTTCGGCAATTTGCGCCTCCAGCTTCTTCCAGTCGATCTTCTCTTGCACGCCCTCGTTGACAGCAGCGCGCAAGAGCGTTGCAAGGTCGGCCATGCGTGCGGCGGTTTCGGTCATCTGGTCGGCAATGTCACATAGCTGCTTATAGTTCATCGTTCTGCCTCCATAGCATCTCCAGCGCGTCGTCGGCGTTGAACCCGTTGATCTTTAGTTCGGCGATGTAATCGTGCCAAAAGTCGCGGGCTTGTTGGTCATAGAACACCGAGAACGAATTGTCCCGGTGCGCCAGTAGGGTGATCACCTCGTGTTCGTGGTCGGCGTATAGGGTATATGAGATGCCCTCGAACTCAGGTACCGGCGTCGGTGCCGACGCAAACAGGTCGGGTGTTAGTGTGTCCATTGCGTCTTTCATGGTTTGCGCTCCCATGGCCTTACCAGCACGGTCGGAGTGATTCGGTGCCCCACATCGGTCATGCGCGTTTCACGCGCTGCGGTAGTCTCGCTCAGGCGCTCGCGCGCCAGCTTGGCGTAACCCTCTATATCTAGCCAATGGTCGGGTTCGTTAGGCTCGCCGCTCATGATGCGCGCCACCTTGGTCATGATCAGGTCGAGGCTCTCCTTCTTATCGCAAGATAGCCGGTTCCAGTTGCGCGCGTTGCGCATGGTTGTTTTAAGGTGCTGCGATACTTGCGCCGTGTTCGTGTAGTCCCCGTGCGTCTCGTGTCGCTCGTCAATGGGCGGTTCGGTGGTCATGGTCACTTGTCCTTCTTATTGCGGGTGCTGATTGCTTTCGCTTTGGCTTTTGCGTCGGCTTTAGAGCTTGCGCCCCACGCCTTTAGTGATTTGAGCAGGCGCGTCGGCTCGCCGTTGGGCTTGTGCTCCGGGCCGTCCATGCCGCCCATACGGGCAAGGAACGATGCCCGGCGGGGGTTGTCGCCGCTTTTAACGGGTGCCTTTAGCGTGCCGCCTGTCTCATTGTGATATGACGCGCGCCCTTTGGCGTTCAAGCCGCCTTTCGGGTTCTTGCCCTCTTTACGGGTGTAAGCGGGTGTTTTTTTGGTCATGGTTAGGTGTCCTCTCTCAAACAAATAGCAAGCAGGCCGATTTCGCTTGTCTCGCCTATGGGGTTATGGTCATGCGCTAGGCTATTAATACGCGCGCCGATATATTCTAGCGTTTCGCCAATGCTGCCTTCAATATTAATTTTGTATGTTTTGACGGTTGTTTCTTCGATCTCGACCTCAATATAGCGTTTCATGTCCTGTTCTCCAATGTTGGATAGTGTTTACGGGTTAACGGGTCGACGGGCGGTGCGGCGCCTTGTTTGACGGTAACAGTGCACCCGCCTAGCAACAAGATTAGCAGCGCGCCAATGGCCGCGTAAAGCAGGATAATGTGCATTAGTGCTAGTTGATCATCTTTGTGTATCATTCTTTTTGCTCCTTGCGATTTGATGCATGGTTGTTAGCTCTTTCGGCGTGGCGCGCTGCGCCTGTAATATTAAAAACCGTTGTTCCCATACATGATCAGGGTGCGCATATGCGGTTTTAATATGCTCGATTATCTCTTTCCGTTTCTCGTCGTCGGTCATCTCTCATCCCTCCTATAATAGCGCGCGTGATGATACTGGCAAAAGCTCTTCATGTGCACGGGCGCGCCGCATAGCGCGCTGTCGTGTGTTACGTCACCCATAACGGCTTTGCATTGGCGCAGGGTGCTTGCGCTTAGTGTTGTGCTTGCAATGGTCATATCGGGTGCGCGGCGCGTCTCAGGCGGCGGCGCAGGCGGCTTAGGCGTGCTTGTGCTGATACGGTGCAGGCCTATCGTGCTGACCTTCTCCACGCGCGCCTTGCGGGGCTTATACACAGCGTCCGGGCGCTTTGTGTTGTGCACTGGCACTTTAAGCGTAATACCGTGCCTATGGCACCGGCCAATGATTGCGCTTTTAGACCTGCCCATTGTGGCCGCTATGACGCGCGCGGTGGCGCCGGTGTTAACAAGCTCAATCAGGCGCTTGTGCTCTTTATCAGTCCATGGGTTAACAAGCGGCGAGCTCATTTTATCACCCCCGCTAATTTAAGCGCTTTGTGCCAATATTTGGCATAGTGCGCGGGTTGGTCACGGTCGAAGTGCAGCGTGCGATATGTGCGCGCACCGGTGTGATAACACTCGTCGCCGTCGGTTTCGATCCATGCAAGCGCCGCGTCATCCGCGTTGCGTATTGGGTACATGCTCGCATGTATAAATCCTATGCGCTCGATATAGTCGACAAGCTCTTTAAACGTGTAAAGCGCGCCCGTGTCTAGCGTGCCCGTTTCGGCATAATCGCCGCTTTCAACGCTTTGCGGCGTGGCGATGCTATAATATTCGCTGACCTTAATCGGCATGGTTTTTTCCTCTCATATTTGGCACTGTGCCAGTGGTGCCGCCGAATGACGGCGGCACGGCTCGCACTGTGTTAAGCGGCGGCGCTTTGCGAGGTGACGGGTAAATCATACACCCACTCAAAATACGGCATAGCGGCGTCGGGCTTGCGCATTGGCATAATGACGCCGAACACCTCATATTCTTTTGAGTGATAGGGTGGCACCACCGCGACGTGCGCGGGGCCTTGCCCGTTATAAGTGACCATTGGCACGCCGTCTAACCCAAGCAATTTATGCGCCTTTTTAAATGTCATTAATTGCTCAGGGTCATATTGCGCGGGCACGCCGTCGAAGGCTTTCGGCACTATGCCGCGATAATTTGGATAGGTTGCGTCAATCAAGGGCGCCGTGGTGGTGCTTGCGTTATAGTGAATTGACGCCGTGCCGCCCGCTATTGTCAATTCGGCATGGTCAACGTGCCGGTTAACCTTAATTGAATTAATCAATGTGAGCGGTACAATAACGCCCGCGCGCAGCGCCTCATTATCGCGCGGCGTGATTGCGTCGCCCAAGTGTTGCCGCGCCATAATTGCGCCTTTGCCGTCGGTGCCCGCAAAGTGCACGGTCTTTTCATCAACTAGCTGCACGTGCACGCCGTTAAGATAATACCGTGTTTGTTCGGTGCTAGCAGCAAGAGCAACGGCTTTAAGCAGGCGGATATTGATCAGAATTGTAGTCATTGTATTTTCCTCTCATATTGGCGATATTGCCACTGGGCGGCGCCCGCAAGCGCCGCCGTGTCGCAATAGCGTTACAGTGCATAGATCGGGGTTAGGTTGTCGTGGTAAAGATTGTCATGCCAAGTGCGCCCATTGTCCTGATCAAGCGCCGCCACCACATTATCGCGGCGCTCGGCATATCCGTTAAGCAGAACATAGGTCAGGTCGGTTGGTGGCGCCGCCTTTGCGGCCTTAGCTATTGCGGCGCTTTGCCTATCGTATCCGCCGCCTGTCACGCGGCCTTTACTGATACCCGCGCCCTCGATCCACAGATAGGCCGTGCACGAGGTGTTTGATTTGTTGTATTGCGTCACAACCTTAGCCACCACGCGGCCTTTGTTGTTGGTGATGATATAGCTCGAGCGGCCTTGCACGGCGGCGGCCTGATAAAGATTATCTTGTGTCATGGTTCAATTCCCTTTAATGTGAAGCGCGACACCAAGCACGGCGGCAGCGATTAAAAACGGTCCGAATATAACGAGAGCTGCGAGCTGGTCTTGTGTCATTATGCTAATTCCGCGCTTGTGTCATACCATGCGGCGTGCTCAAGCGCACCACGGTCAAGCGCCGCGTCGTCGTCTAATGTGCGCTCAATCAGGCGGCGCACTGCGGCACAATCGCCGCGCAGAATTTGAACGGCGGGCGTGGTGTTTGGCGTGAATTGCACGGGCTGGTTGAGCATGGCGTAAATCGCGCGCAGTGTCTTTTCGTGTTCGGTCATGGTGTTGTGTCCTGTCCTGTTTGGTGGTGGTGGTGGGTTAGTCGCGGCGGGTTGATTTGACGACGATATATTGATCATAGCCAGCAAAATCGTTGTAGTCGTCGCAGGCTTTGATTGCATCGCGGCGGTCGTCGTGTTGGTCGATCAGCTCGCCTGTAAATTGGCAAATCACGCTATAAAGTGTCTTGGTCATGGTGTCGTCTCCTATCTCGTGTGGCGGTCTCGCTTGACCGTGATTTGATAATTGCATACGGGTTGCGCGTTGCATAGCGCGTAAAAATACTTAGGTAAAACTACTTAGGTGCGTCTCACGGCGTGGGATCGGTATCAACTGGTATATCAGTTGCGTCTTATTGCGTGGGACTGTGGCAAGAGTTTGGGGCTGTTAGTCAAAAAAATAGTCGGAGATAGTCAAGCAGATGACTAGGAAAAAACGTAGGGATTCCAAAAGGTTGAATAGCTTATAGTCAAATAGTCATTTTTTAAAGACTAATAAAGCCTAAGCAAGAAAATAGGGATATATACCTATACTACTCTTTTATATAAAATTCCCCGCGCATTTTCATGACTATTTGACTATCTTGGCAAACCCGTTGATTTTGCTACGTTTTTCGCTAGTCATTTTTTTTGCCAAATAACTATTTGACTATTCCCGATCCGCCACCATCCGCCACCATCCGCCACCATCCGCCACCATCCGCCACCATCCGCCACCATCCGCCACCATCCGC